ACATAGAGACGATCTTAGAGATTTTTTAGTCGCTAACCTATCCAAACAAAAATATTATGTTAAGAGTCTACTCGACAATGAGTGTGAAGACAACTATAAAGAATTCAAAAAGAAAAAACAAAAATTATCTTATACTATCACGGAAGACATGAGATACTTGTATGACAAGTATGATACTTTAGAAAATACTCTTGATGTAGTAGGTGGTCAACACCCAGCTATTCTAAAAGAATTTCTAGGTAGAAAGATTACTCCCGAAACATTTATATCCTTTGATATGATGTTTGGGATATACACAAAGTATGACACAGAGATTCAAGAAAAGTTTATTTGGCCAAAAGAAAACAATAGATTAAAAAAATTAAAACCGTTCATAGAGTTTGAACAAGTAAAATTAAAAAAGATAATGAGAGATGTATGGATACCGCTTACATAATAGGTAACGGGCCCAGTAGACAAGGATTAGATTTAGATACACTAGATGGTACTACCTTTGGTTGTAACGCTTTGTTTAGGGATTATAGTCCAGACTACTTAGTTTCTGGTGACTCGAGTATCTTGAAAGAGATATGTATGTCAGAATATCCTCTACACAATAAATGTATCTTTCCAGATTACGAATGTATTCCTATGGACTACAAAGAAATAATATTAATGAACTTCGATTCGTCTTATACATTTAAAGAATCCAATCCAAACAATAAAAATAATGTTTGGATATTTGGACTAGAAGATGATGTATCAGATATCATGGAAGTTCATATCATTGGGGTAGAACCCAATTGGTTAATACAGAATATGAAAGGAACAGTTGATGACTCTATGTTTAGTGTCAACTTCTTTTCGGGAAGTCAGGCTATGGCCCAGGCTTCTATAATGGGTTTTGATGAGGTATGTCTTGTCGGTTTCGATTCAATATGGAACTATCAAGAAGACACTTATCAGAATATCTATGCTGGTACTAATGCCTATACAAGAGAAGGGGAAACCCCTCGATTGAGGGTTGGTATTGATAATCCTAATTCACTTTTAGGTACTCAAGAAGCACAGATAAAAAAAGTGATTGACAGATTTGAAAAAATCGATTATACTATATATAACGATGGAATTAAAAAACCATTAACTTATAATAGTTTTATATAATGCAATACAATAATAAACAATTAAATATACAAGGAGATAAAATGTCATTTAATGAATTAAAGAGAAGTCGCGGTGGCTTCGATAAACTACAAACCGCACTAGAAGCCGAATCATCGGAAAAGAAAAGCTATGGAGACGATAGGTTCTGGAAACCTGAACTAGATAAATCTAGTAATGGGTACGCAGTACTTCGTTTCTTACCAGCAACTAATGGAGAAGAACTACCATGGATTCAATATTGGGATCATGGATTTCAAGGGCCTGGTGGATGGTTCATTGAGAAGTCATTGACTACTCTAGGGAATGATTGTCCAGTTTCAGAGTATAACGGTACTCTATGGAACAGTGGTGATGAAGCTCAAAAAGACCAAGCGAGAAAACAAAAAAGAAGACTACATTATGTAGCGAATGTCTTAGTTGTTTCCGACCCAGCTCACCCAGAGTATGAAGGTAAAGTAATGCTTTATCGTTTCGGTAAAAAAATCTTTGAGAAGATCAAAGATGTTATGCAACCTCAATTTGAGGATGAGAAACCAGTAAACCCATTTGATATGTGGGAAGGTGCTGACTTTAAACTTAAAGTTAGAAAAGTAGACGGATACTGGAACTATGATAAATCAGAGTTCTCTAATCCAGCTCCAGTCTCAGAAGATGATTCTGAACTAGAAGCGTTATACAACCGACAACATTCTTTAGCAGAACTAATAGCACCAGATCAATTCAAATCTTATGATGATCTTAAGTTGAAATTAGAAAGAGCTTTAGGATTGGGTGGAGTTGAAGTGTCAACAGCGACAGCTGAGACAATAAGTGATGATAATACATCAGCTTCTTCCGCGACAGCGTCGAGTACACCATGGGCTGATACCCCACAACCAGTAAGTAATTCATCAGATTCTAGTGATACCACTATGAGTTATTTTGAAAAACTTGCTAACGACCAGTAAGAAAGTTATAAATACTATAACCTATTAAGGTAATTCGGGAGACCTCTTCGTGTCAGAGGTTGAAACTAACTCTTTCAATTGAGTTAGTGGGACAGTTAAGGATGGGGATTCTTAACATTCAATGAGGAAAGATATCAAAGCGGCAGGTGATATCGGTTTAAACGGCGGGACAGAGGGGCCAGTTTTTACACCATTTACTATTGAGCTAGGGCTAAGTTTCCAGCTTGAACATCTACTGGATTAGTTCCAGTAGCCATAATCTGTGTACTCTTATCACCTTCATTTACAACATTATTTTGTTGAACTATCTTAGCCATTTGATTATCCATTGTGTTAGCAGATTTTCTATCAAGTAAATCTTGTTGTCTTCTTTCAAATTCTTCACCTTGTGATTTCTGTTTAATCTCAAACGCTCCCTTATCTTTTTCTAATTCAGCTCTCATGTCACCAGCACCCAGATCGACTGGTTTGAGGTCATATCTTTCGCCGGGAATCATTTCATTAATACCATCTATAGCGTAGTTAATCCCCCTTTCAATACCTTCCATTACTGTTATGAAGAAACCTCTTATTGATAACCATATCTTCTCAAAGGTATTACCAATAAAGGTCACAGCTTTATCTTTCCATAGACCTAATGTTCCGAACATTATATTGAATCCTTCTTTAATACGACCCCAATTCTCACTTAAATATGTTCCAAACTCTTTAATTTTTTCTACTAGTAACATAACACCTTTGAATAAAAGATAACCCATTAGAACAAAGAAACCAGCTACTAAAGCTATAATACCGACTTTAATTAATATAGCACCCGTCATAAGAAGAAAGGATTTAATACCAGCACCCATAGCAAAAACAAAGTTTTTGACTCCCGAAGCTAAATTTTTAATACCACCCCAAAGACTCTTTCCCATATTTTTCATTGTTTGTACAGGATTCATGAAAGCTTCTTTAGCCGCCTTACCAGTCTCCATTAGTTTGGTACCAGCATCACCGATAGCTGAAAAGAATCCATTAACACTCTCTCCATAGAATCTAAGACCTTTTCCAAAACCGGCACCAAGAGACTTAATAACACTAAGACTACCTTCGTACATACTATCAAATCCATTTGATATTCTATCAAGGATCGTTCCATCAAATGGTGTTTTCTTAACTCCCCCACCTTCAGTTTCATCATCAGCTGTAAAGGATGTAAATGGGTTAAAGTTCTTCAGTGTCTTCGCGAAGTCGACACCACCACCCTCTTTCATGGATATTCTTTTACCAAACCAATTATCAAAAGATAGATTGCTTTTAATTGAAGCTAGTAATAATGATCCCAATGTAGCCGAGATGAAAGATAAAATAGCTAGAATTGATTTTACGCCGGGGGCTTCGGCTATTAAACTTAGACCACCAGATATCTGTTTGAAATCATCCCTAAGAGCTCCACCCAGACTACTCAAGTTTGAGGCCAGTACACCTTTAAGTTCAGAAAGTTTATCGACTTGAATTTGAGAGTATAGTTTTTGCCATTGGGCTTTTTCACTCGCTTCTTTGTTAGCTTCAAATTGAGCGTTGACCTGTTTTTCAGCTACATCTTTAGTAATATCATATTGTAACATGAGTGTATCTACTAATTCTTTCTTTGTAGCTTTAGCTTCCTTATCAGACAACTTCGCTCGATCAATACCGTTTTTAAAATCCTTAACTCCCTGAGCTTTAACATCCTCGAGAATCTTTTCCATGATTTCCATTTGTTATTACCTAGTTGGGGTTAGTGTCACCATGTTCTTTAGCCGCACTACTTACATATAGTCCAAACCAAGCAGCTCCAGCTCCAACGAGAATTGAGATTAATCCTGATTGTTCTAGTGTCGGTGCTTCTAATTCCATGAACCAGAATGTTGAGTAATATAATAAGTACATATAGATACCCAAAAATAGTCTTGGAATGATTCTCCAAGCGTCTATTGTTTTACCTAAGAAGACCCACTTCTGCCACGGGTTCTTTCTATCATCATTCGTTAGTTCGAATATCTCTTGTTTTAATTCGCCGATTTCGGTAACCATAGCCATAAACTTCTTTAAGTCTATCTCTACTTCGTTACGACTCATGTCACCTTGAAATCTATCTTGATCTGCCATTTTAATTCCTCTGTTTAGCCTCTGCGGACTTTTGTCTTTTTTCTTCTTCTTCTAGGTGTTTCACTAGTAGTTGAACATATACATCCCTCTCCCAAGGTATCATATTGTCCAGTTCTGTTAAACTGTACTTATGATGTTGCATTAAACCAAAATTGGTATTAATTAAATTATATAAACTGTCGTGAGAGAGGGCTAACCGAAAAAATTTCCGAGACCCACTAGTTCATAAGGACTAGTCTCTTTACAGTGTTCACAATCATAAGTTCCCATTATCTGTAATGTTTTTGTATTAATAAAAAACTTTTGTACATTTTCGAACATCTCTAATGACATAGTGTCTAAGAAGTTCATTAATTCTTTTTCCGTGAAATCATCTCTAGTATGAATTTCATCACCATCTATAATTGAAATAATACATTTAGCTACCACATCAAAAACAACTTTTGGGTCTTCTGATTTATTCAAATCTACTTTGTTAACAATCTCATAACTCGGATGTCTTAACTCAAGACTAATCGTTGGTGTGATTTTGACAACATTGTCTATAATCTCTTTTGGTTCTACTATAATAGTTTGATCTAAAGATATCGTGACACTAGTGTCTTTGTTACAAGTTTTACACTCCATCTGTACATCAGCTGTTTCACCAACCGATTTAATTCTTATCTGTAAGAACAAATATTCCAAATCAATAGTAGCTAAATTCTTAGCATCCATATCATCTGAACATATATTTATTAATCTAATCATTTCAGAAACCTGTTGATTTTGGTCTTCTGATTCCTGTGCCATCAATAGGACTTTTTGTTCACCTACTAAAAACGGTCTAAAATAAACTGTTTCTTGAGATGAGGGTAACACAGTACTGTGTTTTGGTGTTTCAAGTATTGGTAACGCCATAATTTATTTCCTCATAATATTATATATCTATTTAGTCGTGTTATCCCCACAACTTATCTTCTATTTTTTTATCTATCTTTGATCTAATTTTTTTCATCTTCTTATTAAATAAACCACCAAGTAATCCTGTTGGTGAATTTTCAAATGATGATGACCATGTTCTGAATGAAAATGTTACATCAAAGGTTTGTATGCCTGTACTTTCTGATGTAAACGATACTCCCGTGACATTAGTTGGGAAAGCGTCATGTAATTCAACTTCATATATGGGGTAATTATCTACACCCAATTGAGTTATTTTAACACTACCTTTGTAAGTTTCGGGGTATTGTAGGTTGTACATTTCATCATACATTGAACTCTGCCAGAGTTCCATTATCTGTTTATCTTCGTAGGTACTATCTAACATGAATGAACAAGTCACTTCTGTTTCGTATTGTATATTATCCAGAAAAGAATTTTCTGGGGTAGCTCCACCATATTTACCTTTTGAGGTTACCATTGTTTTGCCTGGAGTACTAACCGCCGTACATCTAAGACCACGACTTCTAATATTAGACTCTCGTGCACCAAAGAATTCAACAGTGAATCTATCTGTACGGGACATAGCATCAATTGATGTCTTCCATCGGTTTATGTTCATTAAATTTTACTCCTACTTTCTTTCCAGACTGTATCTTTACCAACTTTTCTAAACGATTCTGTTGGTAAGAAGATCGCGATTTCCCAATCAGCTGGTTCTATCAATAATAATGGTGTTGTTATATTACTACTTAAGTAATGTTTTAAACATGGTTTAAAAAATCTCATCTTACTCGACTGTTTTAATATGTCGTAGGTCAACTTCATTTTTGTTGATCTATCATACTTCTTATTGTTTGTAACATCATACAACGCGTCTAAAAACTGGGCCCTTAACATAGGGTGTAAGTAATGTAAATTAAGTCCATAAAAACCACCTTTGGCTCTTTGAACAGGAATACATAATGGGAACCTATCATAATATGGTAATGTTTCTTTTGTCTTCGGGTTGTATGAGAAATTGTACATACTTCCGTAAACCTGTTGAGCTCGTGTGGGCCCATCACCAATCAAGGAGGCGCGGGAGACACTTCTATTCTCTACATTGGCTTTAAACCAAGCCATTGAAGCTTTTGTTCGAGCGGTTATCCCAGCTCTAAACGCTTCTTGTTCAAGTTTGTCAAATAGTCTCCCGGCCATAATTATAAACTCTTAAAACTTATGAGTTAAATGTAAAGACACAGCATCACTAAACGCTACATCATCTTCTTTAACACCATCCATCACGAGTAATCCTAAAGTTAGACTATCAGTCAAAGACCAGTCTAATGAGAGTGTTTTAAATTCTCTACCATCCGTCCATTCACCCATTACTAAATTAACATCAGCCCATGAGATGAAAGGTAAACCAATGTTATACCATTCAAAGTCTTGAGTTCCGTTAACCCCTTCAGCTTTACCGTATGAGAAAGATTCATATCCAATTTGATATATTCTTTCTTCAAATTCCAATAGGTCAGAATTTTCTCCACTATAACGATATGCGATATATTCCGCGTTGAACCAGAAACCTGAATCGAATGATTTCTTTACGCCACCGTAAAAGTCAGATTCTAATTCTCTGTCACCGTCCAGATCGACACTCGCGTTCCAGTTTCCAACATAGAAACCTCCACCAAGGTCTTGTTCCAAACCAAAGTTCACAGCTAAGCCATGATCTGATTGTGTTTGACCACGCCACATATAGTCAGTACCGATTCCGACATGACCACTCATTGCCAATGTAGATGTACTTAAAAGTACACTAGTTATTAATACTAATATTTTGTTCATACAATTTTCTCCTTTATATTTGTATTCATTATATAATTCATAATGTATAAGTGTATTTATGTCATTTAATAGATGTTTATGTCCTTTTCTGTTAGAATTCTCCATTTCCACTTACGATCTTTACAATATGACATAGCTTGAGTCCATTTAGCGTCATTAACCATATAGGTCTGTACTTCTTTGAGATATCTAGCTGAAGTTCGACCAGTCTTTGTAAGTTTCTTTTTGGGGTTGGGTGGAGTACATTGATTGAAAGGTTTTACTTCAATCAATTCTTCTACTATCATACCTTTAGCGTTTCTATACTTCATATAGAAGTCTGGAAAGTATCTATGCACACGGTTGTCTACCGGCGACACATAGGGTATGATGATTTCTTCAGAACTCCATTTAAGTACAGCCGAATTGTTATCCAGATACATCATGAATCTTCGCTCTAATAATGAACGATAAATAATGTTAGTAGGATTACCGTTGTACTTATTTGGGTTCTTTGGTTTAAACTTTCCTTTATAAGACATAAATAACTATATAAGTATATATTACAAAACAACTATGGCCAATTTCAAAAAATCAAAATCAACAGTTAAAGGATACATAGGTTCCGTTAAAGGGGATATAAATTCAGCTTTCTCTAAATTTACAAGTAAGTTTGGGAGTGTGGGTGGTTTTTCTAACACATTTGATCAGAGAATATCCGATGGGTTATCCGATCTATTGACAGGAGCTACAGGAATTCGTACATCTAACATACCTGAAATATCAGCTGATGTTCTAGCTATGAAAATTCAGAATAAAAATGAAAGGGCTAATGTTTTAAATCAAAAAGGCACTAGACCCGAAGGAACACCAGGCGTTAAGAAGACAATTACCTTTCCAGAATATTTTCCCACAGAAAACGGGGATTCATCGACTGGACTAACAAACTATATTCATTTCCGTTCGTTACCCATAAGAAATGGGAAGAATGGAGCGATGGCTGAAAATCAGGAAACTTTATATGATATATTCTTGTATGTACCCGATGAAATGACCGATGAGATTGGTATATCTTTTAAAGTCGGTGAGAAAACTCTGATGGAAAAAGTCATAGCTAAACTGATGACTTTGGGTGATGGAACTGATCAGGGTTTAATGTCTACTATTGGCCAATCAACCAAAGAAGCGATAATGGGTGATATAGGAAAGGCCGCTGCTGGTAAAGTTCAGAACCCTATGAAGTTTAATTTATTTGAGGGTGTGGACATGAGAGAATTCTCTTATAATTTTGTTCTATTTCCCAACAAAGAATCTGATTCAGAAAAGATAGCTGAAATGGCATACGCGTTTAAGAGGTCAGCATTACCTGGCATAGTTCCAGATACAGGAAATTCTATATACACATTTCCGAATGAATGGGCTATTAGATATCACGGGCCGATAAAAGATTGGATGGATTATCCAATGGTTTCAGTACTATCTAAAGTTTCTGTTAATCATGCTCCTAACACCTCAGCGAGAATGTCTGATGGAGCTCCAGCCGCTGTTGGATTATCCTTAACATTCAAAGAGGTTCTAGGTCTGGACAGAAAAAAATACGATCAAAGAGTCTCATCATATATTAATAGAGACAATAATAATAGAGAAGCTTCTCAGGAAGGTGGTACTCTGGATGATATCATGGGTGGTAGAAAAGTAGAAGGTCAGGAAGTACAGAATTATGATAGGTTAACAGGAAGAACTGGCGGGTAAGATATGGCACAAGGATTTTTTAAACACATACCAAATATAAACTATGACTTTAAGAGTGATGGTAAGTATTATCAAGCTAAAGATTTATTCAGAAAGGTTTCTGTGTGGAGTTATTTACAAGAAGGAATATCGGGATATACTTATTATAGAATAGCCGATGGAGAAAGACCTGATGTATTGGCATCGAGGTTATATGGTGATGGTACATTATATTGGACTTTCTTTTTAGTCAATGAAAACTTACAAGATTTTAACGATTGGCCGATGTCATCACAAGTACTATATAAGTTTGTATCCAGAAAATATTCAGGTACAGTACTAACAGCTCCAAGTAGTACAGATATCGTATCCCATAACGCGACCACAAATGTATCGAGTAAATTTAATTTAGGTGAAACTGTTACCCAATCTTCTTCAGGAGCCAAAGGTACAGTTACTAAAATTGATCCAACAAATAATAGAATAGTATTAAATAGTGTTATTGGTACATTCACTTCAGACAGTATAGTTGTTGGGTCAGACTCGACAAAAAGTTTTACTGTTAGTTCAGTGGTAAATGAGAGAGATGTAGCCCACCATTATACAGATGCTAACGGTTTATTAACCACAGTATCAACAAGTAACACCCCAGTTTCAAACGAAGAATATGAAAGAAATATAAATGAGGAAAGACATCTAATAAGATATATAGAACCTAAATATATTGGGACTATAGTAAAAGACTTTAAAGAACTAGTCAGAGATTAATTATGCCAGCAGCCATCGATAGTGCTAACCCCCTAGGATACGAATTAGATATTCTAACAATCATAAACAATGAAGGTGACGGTTTTGATATAAGAGAAATATTTATTGAATGTAATATCTATGAATCTATACACAGAAACTTTTTATTGGGAGAAGTTGTTGTAACTGATCAAATAGGATTTTTAGAAAACGCTAAATTGTTCGGACAAGAATCTATCAGAATAAAATTCAATCAACCTTCGGGTAAACAGGATGCTCTGGATGAATCAAATGCTATAGATCAACTATTTAGAATTTATAAAGTCGACGCGATTACTAGAGTCAAAGGTTCATTACAAGCATTTAAAATTAGTTTCTGTTCACCAGAAATGTTAACTTCAAAAAGAAAAAGAATAAGTCAAGCGTTCAATGGATCAATGACCGACATAGCTGCTTTAGTGGCCAACGACCATTTAGGTATATCAAATTCTGATTTGGATACTCCTTATTTTGGAGTAAGAGAAAAATCGAAAGGTGATAAATATCATGTTGTTATTCCAAATTGGACAGTAGGTTACACTATAAACTGGTTATGTAAACAAGCTCAGGGTGTAGATTCGGAAAGTGGATTACAAGATTCTTTTTATTGGTTTCAAACAGCTTCGAGTGGATATCGTATACAATCATTAAATACTATGTTTAAACTAGAATATGGTGATGGTCGACCGTTTTATTATATTGAGGGTAGTACCGCGGATGGTCAGAATCTTCCATACGATATGACAGGTGAAGATGGTCAGATAGGTATGGGTAGAAGAATCCTAGCTTATAAAGTCGAAACACACGCTAATGTTTTACAAGGTGTTACTGATGGATTATTTTCTTCTAAACAAACTACAATTGACAATACCTATAAAATATATACAGAAAAAACATACAACTTCTTAGAGAAACATTTTGGTGGTAAGGGTCAATCTTTGAACCCACATCCAATTGTTCGTACACAACCAGAGAAATTACATACAGGTTCCAACTCCTCTAACGGTGGAGATGTGACAACTGGAGTCATAGAAGTGGGTGAAGGTATTGGTGATTATCCAGACGCGTACCAAATATTAACTAGTGATTCATCTTTTGTTAACGATGACAACGATAATATTCATCAAGCTAACCATTTTACACATCTTGGGTCTTCACAATTTAGAAACTCGGCAAATCAATTACTAAAATATTATAGAATGAATGTAGTAATATCGGCTAGAACCGATGTGATGTGTGGTACATTAATTAATTTAAGTATACCATCAGTAAGGCCTGGTGAGGGTTCGGTAGAACCTAAGTTTGATGGTGGTCAACATTTAATTACTGATATTAAATGGACATTAACTAAGAATGAACTTACTACAAATTTAACAGTAATTAAAGATTCATTAATTAATAATATTGAAACGACTAAAATGGATTATGGTGAGACAGTAACAGTATGATATATCAAGGCAAGACAGGTTTTAATTGGTTTACGGGTGTGGTGGAAGATAGAAACGATCCACTATATTTGAATAGAGTTCGTGTTAGAATATATGGTTCACATACTCACGACAAAAAACTGATAGCTACACCAGATTTACCATGGTCTGATGTAATGATGCCGACAACATCTCCATCTCTATCAGGTTTAGGAACTACCACTCATGGTCTAGTAGAAGGAAGTACTGTAATGGGATTCTATAGAGACTATCTTGAAATGCAAGACCCTGTTGTCATAGGTTCCTTTATTGGTGTTCCACAAGATTTTTATCGAGTAGATGAGAAAGTAGACGATCAGGGGACTAGAACATTTACAAATATTCCTAGATCACCAACAGACGGATATAACGATCCACGATTAGATAGTATAAAATCATACACGGGTACTTCTGATGGGCCTAATCCTAAACAAATGTCTAACAGAACTTATGGGTTAACACTAGGATTGGATAAGTCACCAAAGAATCAGGGTGGTGATGAAGCTATTAACTATCCGAGAGAATTATACTTAGGTACTTCTGATGTTAATGTATTAGCTAGAAACTATGACGAAAAAACATATCCTGTAATCAACTTAGTTGACGGTGAAGGTAAACTAGAAGGTCTGTTCGGCCCACCTATACGACATATCAATCCCAAATATCCATTCAATCATGTTCATGAAACAGAATCAGGTCATGTATTAGAATTAGATGATACACCAGACTTTGAAAGAATTCATTTATATCATAGAACAGGTACAAGAGTAGAGATTGATAAAGACGGAAGTTATGTAGAGAAAGTTGTTAAAGATAAGTACTCAGTTGTACTAGGAGATGATAC